GTCATAGTAGGTCTGCATCTCGGCCGACAGGCCGGTGGTGTTGGTGGTCTGGGTGTTCGGATCCACATCAAACAGCTGCAGATCCATCAGAATGGTTTTGTCTTTCTTCATTGTGATCTCCTTTCTTATAGCGGAGATCTCACTGGCTTACAGCTCAATGCGCTCTCCGCGCAGCGCGCGACGGTAGATTTCCTCGCGGTCTGCTTTGGTGAATTTTCTTACGTCGTCCTTCACTGTCACAGCGCCTTGGCCGCCAAGCGCGCCCTCCCGGGGCCGGCTGCCTCCCGCTGCGATGTTGTTCGCCAGCTTTTGCTCGATCTGCTTGGCGGTCGCCTCCATTGCCGCGGTGATGATCTCATCCTTGTGGACAACTTCATAGGCCGTCTGGATCGGGACTCGCTGGGATATCAGGGTCTGGAACACGGGGTTGGCAAGCTCCGCCTGCAGGTCAAGGCCGGGGTATAGCTTCTTCGCTTCCTCCGCCTCCTGGATCCAGGCGTCGTACAGTTGCCTGGTTTTTTCCTCGGCGGCTGTCGCTTCGATCTGTGCGTGAAGCGCGGCGTTCTCCCGCTCGTACTTCCGCATCTCCCGTAGCTGCTGCACGCTCATGCCCAGCTCGGAGGCCTCGTCTTCATAGAAGCTGTTGTCGTCCTCGATCGCCTTTGTCAGGGCTGCGGCGTCGTTGGGATCCACACCGTACCGCTTCCCCAGCATCTCCCGCATGGTAGCCATCGCGTCATACTTGCCTACCTTTTCCTCGGTAGATCTAAGTCTCTCGCGGATGATTCCCTGGACGTTGGCGTCATAGAGATCCTTGTACTCCCCGCGGATCAGCTCGTTGAACTTGCTCTTTCTGTCCTCGCTCGGTTCCTGTTCCCTGTTGGTTGACTCCCCGGCGGCGGGAGCTGCGGCAGTGCTCTCCTGCTTACCGTACACGACGTTGGCAAGGGGGTTGCCTTTTTCGCCCGATCTGTGCTGCCCGGCGTCGGCAGCCTGTACGCCCGCTGCGCCTTCGCCTCCGCTGCCTCCGTCGCCGCCGCCTTCCGCGAACAGCTGGATGTCGAAGGGAAGAACATTCTGATTCAACATAAAGAATCCTCCGGCCCGTAGGTGAGCCACTCCATAGCCTGTCCCTTAGGGGGACGACTCCTTTGTCAAAGCGTTTCCGCCTGATCAAACCTTGTTACCTGTACATAGTCCGGGTAGTTTTCCTGCAGCAGCGTAAGCCCCGCCTGGATCACGAAGAAAGTGTGCAGCGCTTCGGCGTAGGCGTCCTCTTTCGGCTTGGCCGTGAGCTCCGCCCGGCCGCTGCGCAGGAGCATGTGCGGTTCCTTTCGCAGCTTCCCCTGCTCGTGCATGAAGCCCAGGCACTGCGCCAGGGTATAGGCCAGCGTGGAAGCCCCGGCACACACCACGTCATGGCCGGCCTCTCCGGCGTTGGCGTGGCCGCGCATCTTCATGGTGATGCTCCCGCTCTCTGTGTTCCTTCTGAATTCTGCCTGGATCATGTGCCCTCCTTACGGCTCGGTCGACGCTGCGACCCGCTCCCTTGCGTTTCGGGTAATCCCGCTCTCCTCATGACGGGTATCCCCCAGGGCGTCGGAGCCTTCCGCCGTCTCCTCCTGCGGGATCTGCGGCGCCATGGGCATGCCGCCCTGCAGCTGTGTCATTACCTGCCGGGCAAGCTGCCCGCTGGGGTCTGCCTGCTGTGCGATCTGTACGGCCAGCTGTTGCGCCGCCTGGAGCTGCTGCTGTAGCAGTCCGTTGCTGGCTACCCGGTTCATCACGAAGTCCTTCCTGTCGAAGTCCATCATCTCCAGGCAGGCCAGGGAAGCGTCCGCGTTCTGCGGGAAGAAGAACCCGCTGTTGTAAAACTGCAGCGCCAGCTCGTTCTGGCTCAGCCGGGAATACACCGCGCTCTTCTGGGCGGTCACCGTGATATCGAACAGCGGTACCCGGTATCCCACATTCACGCCGAACTCTGTCGGCTCTCCTTCCACCAGCTCCCCCTGGGCCTGGGGCTTGATGTTGGCGTTGGAGTATTCTACGAACTCCTGACCGCCGTCCTCGCCCAGGATCCGGAAGTATCGGGCGTTGTTGTAGAACTGTCGGATCCTCTCGACGATCATGAGCACCACGCTGCAGAACGCCCGGAAGCTCGCCTTGTTGCTGTCTCGCGGCAGTTTGGACCCGGCCTCCATCATTGCGGCGATGGCAGAAGCTGCCGTCACGCCGCTTGTGGTTCCGCCTGTGGACACGTCGCGGTTGCCCGTGGTCTCCTTCAGCTCGTCGATCTTGTCCCGCAGTACGGTGACATAGATCCCGCTCAGCCCGGCGCCGGTGATCGGACGGATGTTGTCCTCGCCGATGCTGCCCTCCACGTGGACAAAGTCCTTGGTCATGTCCGCGTATTCCTTCTCATTGATCCCGCCGTCTGTGCGGCTGAAATACCTGGGCTTCACGTTGGAGAACAGATTCTTCTGGATCGCCTGCTCTGACCGGTCTATGTATTCCTGCGCGCTCTTGGCCACGTCGATATAGCCGAAGCCGCAGGGCGTACCCTTCAGCCGGAACATGGGGTCGAACACGAACGGATATTGGCCGTCCGCATACCACCCGCTCTCGGCATAGTCCTTTTCATTCTCGGTAGCAAACAGAGGCTCCGTCTGCCCGGCAATGAATTTGCAGTAGTGGAGCACGGATCTCCCGTCCTGGATCTTCTTGTAGTACCAGTCCACCACCGCGCTTTTCTCGCTGGTGTCCACAGAATCGTCATAGATGTACTGGGACACGGCGAAGCCGCTGCCCTGCAGCCGGCTCTTCATCTGCGGGTACTCCTGCTCCAGCAGCTCGTTGTCCCGCAGCGTCACGTAGAATACGTTCCGGCTGTCCTGGATATCCTCGATCCCGGGTTCCCAGAACAGGTTCAGCACGTTCACCGCCTTGATGGTGATATCCCCCTGGCCGTTGAGCTTGCCCGAGTCCCAGAGGATCCCGTAGATGCCGGTGCCGCCCTCCAGCTTATCGTCCGTGATGTTGGAGTACACCTGCTCGAAGTTGTTCTGTGCCAGGATCACCGGGATGATGGAGGACAGCATCTTCGCCTCTTCCTTGTCCCCCTGTTCCCTGGGCAGGATGTTGGCGGACGGATAATTATCCATGGCGTCGGCGTGCTTGTTGGCAATGGCGTTGAACAGCCAGCCGCTGACGGGCTCCACCTGATCGATCTTCTCCTTGCTCTTCTTGCGCATGCACTCCCAGTGCCGCAGCTTATACCATTCCTGGTTCTCGATGATCCGCTGCTCCAGATTGGCCTTGCCCCGCTTGTACTTCTGCAGGGTCTGCCAGGCCTTCAACACTTCATCCCGCCCGATGGTGTGGGCCTTGCTGTCGAAGGAGCTGGTGTCGTCCTTCACGCTTTTCTCCAGGCTGACGGCCACCGCCATGTCCCCCATCTGATTGCGCTTCTCAGCCATCGTCTATTACCTCCATTCTCTGCTGCCGCGTCGGCGGCGGCAGATTTTCCTTGTCGATATCCAGCACGACTTTCAGTACATCCTTCTCCGGTGTGCTGTCCTTGGGCCGCTGCCTCGGCGGGATCGGCCGGGCCATCAACATGTACCGGGTCTCGTCGGCCACGTGGTCCTCGCCGTTGGTATCCAGATCCTCCACCTGCACATCGTCATACTGCAGCAGCGGTATGGTCCGGATGAAGGCTTTGCAGTTGGAGAATACATACATCATCGGATACCCGTTCTCGTCGAAGCTCATCCGGTAGTGCAGCTGCATCCAGCCCGGGATCCGTCGGTTGTCTCCCTTCACGAAGTACACGCCGTTCTTCCTGGCGGTCTCCTCGATACTCTCGCCCCGCTGCGCATCCCAAATTGCCGGGTCCGCTACGCCTTGGATTCGCTTGCCCTTCAGCCAGCGGTGCTCCCGCTCCGTCTTGCGGATCTGGGCAAAGACTTTATCCGGCGCCCAGTGCACCCCCTCATTGGGTGTCTCTTTGCAGCCATACATTTCCAGGATTCGGTACAGTACCCCGTCATAATCCATCGCCCACCATGCGCAGGAGAAAGGCTTTGCATAGCCCCAGTCAAAGCTTCTGTAGATCTTCCAGCTTTCCGGGATCTCGAAGGGATCGATCACGTGGGTCCAGCGCCGCTCCTTCCGCAGTGTGTCGGCGTCTGCGTCCACGCCCGCCTCATGCGCTGCGTATACATCCGGCGTCTCCC